TAACTTAAGTCCTAAGTTGACTCGCAACCATACCTAAGTTGACTAGTAAGAGATTCAAATTATCACTAAATTCTTTTTTTGTAGTTTTTTTATTCATCATCATCATCCCAACTTGGCAAATTCATCCCCAAGTCCCATATGATTTCATCAAGTGACTTTAAATCACTATTGTGTTTGCCCTCATGAAAATCATCCGCAAAGTGTTTTAACTCATTCATGTCTTTTTCATCAAACGGATCGTCTTCATTGTAAGGATAAAGGTCATACATTTTGGAATAAAAGGGCATTATCATTTCATTGTATTCGGGATGTAACTTCATTAAATGCTTGATACAATACATCATACGAACCCAATCTTTAAATTGAATTTGAATTGGTTTATGCAACTGCTATATTTTGACTTAAGATAGATTTTAATAAAACTTCTTCGTAGTCATCCTTTTCCATTTCTTTTAAACCCATTTGAAATAGATTATTTAATTGTTCGTCATTCATTGAAGATACAATATGGTCAATCGCATCATCAAGTGATTTACGAGCTTCTTCGGGCATTTCTTCACAAGAAGCAGCAATTAAATTATCTATAAGTTCGGGTAGTGTCATAGTAACTCCTTATTAATAAGTATGATTAAATTTATATATACAACCCACGAAAAAAATTTCCCAAATTTCTCACTCATCCTTCTTCTTACCCCACCTTAGAAAGTCAAAAATTTCTTTAGTAATCTCTTCATGTTCACCGTCCCAAGAGTATGTTTTTCTCATTTGCTCAACATGCTTCTTAATCATTTTTTCAACGATTTTTCGACTTTTTCGCGAATGTAAAAGAAAACTCATATTATTTCTGAAGGAACTTTTGATTCATTGTTTTTGCAACATTCATCATGTTAGTACAATCGATGAAACTCGCATCCTTACCATACATTTTCTTGAAAGTATTTTCGTCATTCTCACTTCTGTAACCCTCAGAGATAAAGTAACTCATGATTTTGATTCCATTATTCTTCATCATTTTTACCATTCTTCTAGCGTGGTCAATGGCTCTATCACCAGCATAATAAACATCGTGACCAGTATATCTTCTACCAGTAGAGAACCAAGGAGCCCCATCTGAATAGTTGATGAAGTAGTTATCCTCACCATTTGCACCTTGTAACCACTTCTTCATGATGGCTTCGTAACATAGTGACTCAGGAGTAACTCCACCAGGTTGAAGAGCCTTCCAAAGAGTTTTGATTTTTGATAACTTATCTTTCTTACTATTGTAAACAATCACTACAACCGGCTTATCTTTGTTAGTCCACCTAACATCAACAGTAACATGAATATTTCCAGCCATGTCAGCAGCTTTTGCCATCGCAACAGCAGACTTAATGGCTTTCTCAAACTTTCCACCACTCATAGAACCACTCCCATCAATCGACAAGTGTAAGTTAGCTTTGTTGTATCTTTCTTTCTGAATCTGTGAAAAGACATTCTCATTACCAAAACCCAACTCCGAGATTAATCTCTTGTTGATTTTACCTGTGTTTTGTCTTGTGAAAATCAAGTCTTTCTCTTCACCACGAATCTTAAGTTTTCTACCTAGAATCGCACCAAGTCTGAAACCCTCATTGATGGCCTCAACCATTTTTGAACCACCACTCCAATAATACTCATCATAGTATTTGTCATCAAGAGAACGAAAGAAAGGAAAGGCACCACTTTCAATAAGTTCTTTAGTAAGTGATGGAATCACAACAGTTCCAACTTTACCAATTCTACCATCTCCAACCTCGACCAACTCTGTATTTGAGTTTGATAGGGCATTGACAATCTCTGAATCTTTCTTTGTCAAAGTAGACTTTGGAGTTTGACCATCTAAGAACTCTTTTTGTTTATCAAACATATTCTGAATTTGTTTTTGTTGTTGAGGAGATAACTCTTCACCATTTGACTCAGTAGGATTTCCATCATTAGGAGTCATCTGAGCATCGCCAGTATCAACCTCAGTTCCATTACTACTAGAACCACCCTCAGACTCTTGATTTTCCCCATTCTCGGTGTTTTCGTTGTTACCCTCACCATTACCATCTTCAGGTTGTTGGACACTATCTACAATCTTAAAGACAATCTCACAAACAGACTTTGCCAACTGAATGGCGTCATCAGTAGACTTTAGTCTTGAGATGTTTTTCATATTAATTATTCTGTAAATGTCACTAAGTCTTGGAAGAGCCGTAAAATCAGTAGCCTCATTAGTGAAGTTGACAATTCTAAACATATAAGAATCTAAGTCTAACTCACGATACATCTGTGAATTAAGACCTTTCGCAACTTTCTTACCATTGAAATACTTGTTGTAAAGACTATGGTAGTAACCCTTGTAACCAGGCGAACCTCTGAAAACGATGTTATCGACTCGTCTATCCTCAATGTAGTTGATTATCCCACGAAAGAACTCCATCTTGTGGTGGGTTAATTCAAACTCTCTAATTTTGTAAGTGTTACGAGCATCAGCAAAAGCATTGAAATCAGAGTAGGCTATGTGACTACCTTCATGAAGAGCCAGACCAACTACATGGTCAAAGTTCTTCTCATTGATATTCGCACCGATAGTAACAGATTTACCATCAGTAAAAGAATCACCACGAGAGGGGAACTTGACAGGAATGTTTTGACCACTTACGATACGAACAAAGTTACCGATTGCCCTTTTGTGACCGGCAAGAGCAATATGGTCTTTACCTTTTTTTACTGGTTTGTCATCGATATCAGACAACAAGTCATCAATCAGACTTGTCCTACGATTGTCAAACCAAAAATCTGAATATTTACTCACTCAAAAACTCCTTTCTAATTACACTTAAAGCTACTAATAAAATACTATATAAGTCAAGCATTATTTTCACTTTTTTTAAAATTATGGTAAAACCCTTTTATTAAATTGTTTGAATAGTTGGTTAGCATACTTAGCCTGTTTAGGTGTTAACTTACCTTTGGCATGAACTCGTTTAGTTATACTGTCCAAGAACTCCATTTTCTCATATTCATACTGACGAGTATATCCACATTTCGTTAATAAATATTTAAGTTTAGTTATCTTGGATAACATCGCTTCTCTTTTCCTCTTTATATCAGGATCACCATAAGTTCGGTAGGTTGCTGCTGCGGTTTGGATGGAATCCAACATCTTTGGTGTTATTTTAAAATCACTAACTAACTTTCTGTGCATTTCAGATAAAAACTGATGATAACCGGTTGGTAAGGTTCTCGTGTACTCATTATCATTTAACAAGTCTCTGAGGTCTTTTATTTCTCTTTTATATCTCTCTTTGTTCGTCATATATCTAAATTTAACTCTAAATACAAATACGAGTCAAGCATTTTCTCGATTTTTTTTCCAATATTTTGTAGCTTCTAATTTTCTATAAGCTGAACCTAATGCCTCTCTTGTGGCAATACTCGTTATAAAACAAGGTGCGTCTTTTCGTGTTAATACATCGTTTGTTTTTCTTTTGTCGTATGGATTGAAACAGACGGCTTTCAGATGTCCCAAATCTATTTTCTTTAAACTTTCATTAATAAAATTCTGATAGTTAACGACTGTATAATTACCATGATAGTCGGTGTGTAAATACATAGCCGTAGTGAAGTTATCGTCTTTATCAAATTTTTTAATTGACTCAAAAATAGAGCCCTCTTCAGGATTGTAAAATTCAATTAGTAGTTTATTTGTCTTTCGTTCAGGTGCCAAAAATGGACAAACAGGAAAACCACCAAAGTCATCGTTTGGTGTTTCCAACCAATCCATCCATTCTTCTAATTTTTCTAAGACTTTTTGTTTATCTATGTGAATATTGACCAAACCTTCTCAATAACCAAACCTACAAAACCTACTCCGATGATACCTCTCCACTTTTGTGAATTTTCTCTAAACCTTGTATTCTCTTTTGTTTCAGCCCATAATCCTTCGTGTGGATTAAATAGGTTTTCTTTTATAAAACTTAATGATTCATCTGTTTTTTGGTGAGCTTTTTCCATGTCGTTTTTTAAATCAACAAGGTCTTGTCGCATGTCGTCCAATTTAAGATGTGCTATCTCTAACTGTTTTCTGTCGTGTTGGTTCATAACTATAAATATACCTTTATTTTGACTTCGTTATATTTTCTCACATGGAATATACAAGTTATTTCTTTTCCCATATCCAAATTGGTTCACAAAATCTCTTGTCTTTGTTCTTCTCTACCATCTCTAAGGTTTTCTCTTTAAACTGAGTATTATCCTTGGCAGTTCCAGCTCCACCAGAGTTTGGTCGTTTTGCCATCTCCATTCCAATACAACCTATGTATTCCATATCTCTGTATTCATCAAGAAACTCATTCATCGGGTCACATATCTTTAGGTATTGTGCACCACCTTTGGTTTTTGCATTTACATCTGATATATTGACACATAACTTACCACCAGATTTTAATGTTGGTAACATATTGTCAAGAGATTTCTGAAGAAACTGATAGTTCCAACTATCTATGTCTTTGTATCTAACCCAACTTTGATTATCATCTTCACCATATCTTTCTATATTGAAATAAGGTGGTGATGTAAATATAATATCAAAGGTATCATGATATTCATTAAAGTTGAAATCTTCAGCCGCGGCAAGATGAAACTTAGTCTTCTTTTTATTTTCAAAGAATGTCAAATGATTATCGTAATATCTGGCTTGTCTTTCGTAAATAGGATGATTCTCTTTACGAGGATCTACACCAACATACAATTCGGTATTCATACTGGCATAGAATCCAGCCAACCTATCACCCCAACCCATTGAAAAATCCAATACATTTTTTACATTGAAATAATCATACATAGCTTTTGCCACATTTGGTTTGAACTGAGAACAAATGTATTTACGAAGTCCAATCATAGTCCTTAATATAGACCTATCTATCTTGGTTAATTTCAATGAATAAGCAGCACCCATCAAACTCTTCATAAAATCAAATGTTTCCCAAGTCCTTTTGGGTCCTGGATAGGAACTTGATTCAACCGACCATCTGTTTTCTTGTTGGAAATAATTACTGGCTTTATTACCTATGTTATTTCTCGCGAAGTACCATTGTGAACCTCTGTAATCTAAAGGATAATCATAACCCTCTTCACTTCTAGCAAACCACTCACCTTCTCTCAAAATGTCATGAACCCAAGTTCCTTTCAACTTGTTGAAGTCTTTACGACAATCTTCTTCGGTCATCTCCATAGTTGGCATTGGATAAGTCATAGCGACAGTTGCCAGAGATTCCTTTACATCATCTTTGTCGAATGTATCCTTTATGTAAGTCCATTCTTTTTCATCGATGTGAAGATATGGTTCTTGGTTTTTAAACTTATCAAAGTAATCAAGATACACCATGTAACTCCATATATTTTTTTACGGCAAGTTCTTTGTGTTTAGCCTCTACCATGATATCAACATCATTACCATAAGTATCAATATAATCGTAGACATAATCAGAATGGGCTTGAGGTCTAATTGACTCGTCAAGTCGTTCCTTACTGCGACTCTCGCTATAATGGACGACTGGTGTAATACCTTTCGGCCAAGTTGATATAGCCAACTCCAAAGCTTCTTTCTCTGTGAGTCCACCATCGCAAAATCTGTGGTGATGATAATCGAATACAATAGGAATACCGATATGTTTATATACTCCATAATACAAGTCCTTTACTGAATACATTGATGCTTTGTCATCGTTCTCTACAGTCAAACGAGTCTTAACTGAATCTGGTAATCTGTGAAAGTTCTCACAGAATCTTTTCATAGAACTTTCTTTATCACCATAAGCTCCACCGATGTGTATGTTGATTTTGTTGTATGGTGTTCTACTGAGATTCATCATATCAAATGTATCACCATGCATCGTCAAGTCACCAACACAATTTTCAACGACATGTTCATGTGGTGATGTCAATACATTGAAAGGACCTGGATGACAGGTTATCCTAACACCATGTGTCTCTACCTTTATGCCAGCAGAGCGTAGATAAATTTTCATTTTATCCAAATCTTTTAAATCTTCCCATTCGTATTCAGACTTCCAAGGTGCAAGTCCACTTGTAATACGAAAAAACTTGTAACCATTAAGTATGTTCCAATCAATAATCTTATCTAAATCCATACAATTTTTAAGTGCGACTTCACTCGCATAATCAACACCTTTACTTTCAAAGGTTCTTTTAATCATACTACGACCTGTTGTGATTGGTTTTACTCCCTTTTCTTTACCACCCCACTTTTGTGGATATGATAATTGCATGTTGATACACGCATAACCTATGTTCATAATAAGTTACTCCATTTTTTTAGTTTTTTAAGTTTTATTTTTTTTCGTTCATCTAAATCTTGTTGGTTCAACAAACCTTGTTCCATCATCAAATCTATCATTAATAAAACATCACCAGCTTCCTCTATTAATCTAGGATGATTTTTATAGTCCTCGCATCTAATAGCTTTAGAACAAGCCTCTATCAATTCACCACATTCTTCCATCGTAATAACCATCAGTTCTGTATTGTAATCTAGTTTTTTATTTATCAATACTCTGGTCTCCTCCCAAAATCATTCTTTTGTATTCTTCTTTTTAGGTGTTTTTTATATTGATATAATAATATATAGTTTTTTATTGACTTAATCAAGCTTTTAATCACCGAATAGCTCCTTAAATGCTTGATTAGCAGCTTTTGATTGTTCTGATTTCTTCTTTACCTCTTCTTCTTTCTCTACTTTGATATCGTGGTCACCTCTTGCCCATTCATCGTTTTCAATCTTACTCGCCATCATATCAGCCTGATGTAATATATAAGGTATGTTTGTTTTAAGTTGTCGGTCTTTAGAATAACTTATATAATAACTTTTATTAGCTTCTTCATACAGACCATCGGTTAGTCTTAATCCAAGATACTCATTTTCTGTCATCTGAATACCGAAGTGTTGTAACAACCAAATAGCTCTATCTGTTACCGTCATGAATTGTAACTTACCATTGTGTTTGTAAATCAACCCTTGATTTTTTCTATGCCAGTCTGAATCGTTTGGTGTGTAGTAATCCTCTGATAAATCACCAACTTTACCTAAGTCGTGATGAAGAGCAGCAAAGATAAGTTCCTCTTTGTCAAAGTCATCAATGGTCGCACCATTTCTACCCCAAAGGTCATATATTTGAACGACTAAATCAGTAATATGTAAAACATGTTCCACATACCCACCGGCGTGAGCATTGTGAAAGTGTTCTTTTCCACTTGCTGGTGCCAACATCATCCTTTCTTCAAAGTAATCATACATCTCTAACAACCCCTCCAGCCTTTCGCCGGAGAAGTTGTCGTTGATTATTTGTATGAGTTTATCCCAATTCTCTTGGATTTGTTCAGGTGTTAGTTCTTTCATTCTTTACTCCTAAAATGTTAGTGGGTGTGGTGTTACGATATACCCATTGTTATTGTCATTTGGTTTTAACTCACCTGTAAATGTGGTTAACTTTGAAACAGCTTCCAAGTTTATCTTTGTACCAAACCTACTTGTCTTTCCAAAATCAAGTTCATCTACTTTACCATAAGACACATAGAAATAATCAAACTCAGGAGTATAACCTACAAACAAGAAATAACCTGTCTTAGGATGACGACTGATAAACTCAACCTTATTCCCATTCTTGATTTGACATGTCTTTATCTCAATACCAGCATTATGTAATGGAAAAGATATGTCATAGATTCCATTGTCTTTAGGATCGTAAGCGACAGCCTTATTAGACTCAGATGAACGACTATTGATAGAATCTGTTACAGCGTTAGCAAACAACTCATGCACAAGACCACCAACGATATTCTGTTGGATGTTTCTGAAACCGTATTTAGTCTCTCCTTCAGTATCAGTAAAAGTAGCATCACGAAACATGGTCATCAGATTACTGACTCTATTAATTGAATAAATAACATGACTATTGTCTATCGCATTTTCTAATATCTTAGAAGTGTGCATGTACTGAGCATTCTTCTTGTTCTTAGAATCATCAGATTTAGCAAAACTCACAGCTTTAGCGATGGATAAATTGTTACCACCATCAGAAAATATTCTAGCGACTAAATCAGGTCTATCATATCCTTTGGGAGTGTCATATGTTTTATCAGTTAGCAGCTTCAAGTTTTTATAACTATATTTGTAACTCAACTGAGCAGCAGAGCAGATTTGTTTAACAATATGTTCTGGACATGAACCATCATTTTCATTTCTATACTCTTCAATTGCCGTCTGAACACTATTCCATTGTCTTTCAAGATTAGATGGTCTACCCATATTGGCTGTCATCAGTCTCATTATGTTTTGAAATTTGTTCTTTGGTTTCTTGGTTTGACTCCAAATAATTGGAGTCTCCGTATAACCTAACTCTTTAATAGCCGCAATCCGAGTGTGGCCTGACTTAATCTCAAGAGTTTTTGGATATACTATTGGTGGCTCTATGAGTCCATCTTCTTCGATTTGTCTTTGCAAATCCTTGAAGTAGTCTTCATCCGCACCCCCATATATTTCAATATTGTCCTCATCTGGATTGAGGTCATGAATATTAACTATATCATCATATCTCTCTGTGCCTTCTGTGATGATATCTTTTACTTTTTTACTTTTCGACATTATTTCGTCTCCTAGTTATGTTTATTATCTACGGTGTCTCTTGGGTAGTCTCTTAAATGACTACGATAGGCGACACCTTACTTTAACCTATTTCTATAATATACGGTAAAATACCATACATGTCAAGTCTTTTTTAAAAAAAGTCATGTTTTATAGTTTTTGATGATTCATAAGCTTCTTTCAACTTGTATCTAAACTCCACGAATGTGTAGTCTAACTTTTTACCATGTTTACCCCAAGGTTTCATATTCTCGTTATGGATGTATACAAAATCAGGATACTTTTCCATCAACTTCATATGTTCTCTTTTATGTAATTCTGGATCTCTGATATTCTCTAATCCACCCTCTCCCCACATTTCGCTGTGTTTTGGGAACTCGTCACTCACTCGGTTCTTATAACCTCTGACAATACAATCTATCATGAATCTACTGTCCTCACCAACTTGACATAAGTCCCACTCTATATCGTCTATAAACTTTGATAGTTCATTACCATCAATCATAGTCGCTTGAATTATATCTTTATTCTCCAAGTATGCCTTTCCTGGTGGTAATCCTGATGACTTATGTCCAATGTGCATTATGTTCTCCTCATCCATCCAACTATGGAACAGAGTAAACATCTCGTCTAAATCATCTTTGGTACATATTCTTTTGGACACATCCATGTTCGGTTCTTTACCAAAATATTTAGCGTTCCTTCTATGTAAAATAACATCATCATCAATCATGTAAAATCTCTGTTTACCAGCATCTCTACAGATTAACTCTCTTGTTTTAGCGATACCAATATTATCACCAACCACCAAATATTCTACATCGTATTTATATTCATCCTTCTCTTGTTCTTGAACCACCATAAACACTTTCTCTTTATACTCGTCTGGTAAATTATCAAATGTCATTTGGTTATTCGGTCTACGAAATGTTGGTATATAAATTTTATCAATCATTTTCACTCTCCCCCCAAACCCAATGATAAGTGGGTGTGGCATCATCAATATCATAAACATTAGAATCTTCCATAAGTGCCCTTCTATATGGCGTCCAAGTTATACCACCACCCCACCTTAGTTTTTGTATTAATTCTCCTTTGGTAATACCATGAGATTCTCTAATCATTCTTTTTATATCTTCTATCTTCTCTGATTTTTTTAGATTAGGTAATCTACTGACTAATTCATCTATGTATTCTGACATCTCTTCCATGCTATATCTAAACAACATGTTGTTTCTCATCCAATCTAATCCCCTATTTCCCATCTCATTACGATGGTCGTTGTCATCCAAGTATTTATTTAATAACTCTATAGCTTGACTATTTGTCTTAAAAAACTCAGCGTTAGATTGTAGTTCCTTGTAATATAGTTCATCATACATAATATAAGGTGTTCCGTTCATCAAACCATCAGTTGTAGCAACACTCCACCCACCATACTTTTGTTTAGGTGATAACCCAACACGACAGTTACTTAATTTTTCGTAATAACCAGCCTTCTCAAATTTATCAGTAATAACATAATCTCTATTAGGTTTATTTAATAGTGGTATCCACACCTTGAAATCTTGTCTTTGCTCTCTTAACTCATCTACCACAGACATGAAATTATTGAAGTCCTTATATTCTTCTGGTCTATGATTGAACACGATTATTTTATCAGTATTTTCATTTGTCTTTTCAAGTATATCAGATTCTTTTACACCAAGATACTGAACCCGCAATATCTCATCTACTTTATCTATGGTATCTTGATTGAATGTATCCTTCATCTCTGTCAATACCAATTGTTTTTGATACTCGGTATTTAGATAACATCTATCATACTCCAATAGACCAGTTATATTTTGATTAAACGAACTGACTTCCCATGTTGCTGTATTTTTAAAATCAAACCAATGACAATATCCAAATAAGTTTGGCCAATGGTGTGTCTTGTTAAAAAACATATTTTTTATTTGATGGGTGTGTTCTGGCAAATGAGACATTACCAAATCAAAGTCAAACTTTTTAGTCACATTTTTATAAAAATCAAAGGTGTCAAAATGAACCCTCATCGCTGGTATGTAAGATGGAAACTTCATGAAATGTTGACTCACATTTTTGAAATCCAAATCTTCAACGGGTTCAGGTAAAATCAGATAGAACCATAGGTCATCCCTAATTTCATTTAATGTTGATATTTGTTGTTTTATAGCCTGTATGTAACTATCTTTCTTTAAATCCTTTAGGTAAGTTATGTTTGGATAAACTAATATCCTAATTGTCTTCTGTAATTTTACCTCTTTATTATAACTAAAAAAATCGTTCATTTTCCTACATTCCAAAATAAAGCGTTCTTACTTGCATGTTCCTTCATAAAAGACCAAGCCTTACTATCGTAAGTTAACGAACTTGGAAATGGTGGTCTTTCATCTTCTTTACATTCTTGTTGAAATTTGTATCTTGACTTATAAGTCTCAGCTCTTCCTTGTTCTTGTGGTGTCGTATTATGTCCTATCCTAACACCATACACTTTCGCATCAGGCCAAGCTCCTTGTAAACCACGACTCAACACTCCACTACTCATAACTGTCCAAACCTCTAATGGTCTAATACCAAGACTTAATGCTGTTCTTCTCATAGTCTCAACTATTATCGGATGGTCACCACCAAAAGGAATTAAGTGAGCATTATTATCTTGACAATAGTATCTAGCTTTTGCCTGTATGTTGGTTAGAAAACCCATCGGAACTTCTATTATATTACAACCTAACTCTTCAGCCGCATCTGTCAACCAATATCTCTTTCCTTGTGGAACAGTTACAGTACATTTTTTACCCATGTCTCTACACGCATATGCTAATGATAACTGAGCATAACCTTGTCTTGGTGAAGCATAAACAAACTCCTCTACATCAGGTTTATTTTTAACATAGACAGTAAATGCTCTTCTTTTTGTACCACCATTGAGTAGGTCATCTCGGACTACTCGGAAACCATCATGTTCTTTTACAACTGGCTTTGGTAAGTCTACATCGTAGTCTATATCGTTTAGTTTGTAGTCTAGTATATCCACTAAGGTTTATGAAAGATAAATATTGGTTCATATTTCATAACTTGACCACCAACAGAAACACTATTCTTTACATTACTTTGGTCAACTCCAATCATAGACGCCATTAACATCTTTAACTTACCTTGATACTTACCACCAAGTGATTCAATAATGTCAATGCTATCTTGTTCTAAAGGATGAAAGTTATCTCCATTCAACTTAATGTCAGCGATGTTCCAAAGTAAATATCTATCATTTCTTAGACTTTCATAAGCATTTGTTAATGTTGGTTTTAGAAAGTTATCTCTCCAATCAGAATACATCGGATAAGCCTTAAATGATTGTTCTTCATCTTCCGAATACTGTTCTCTATCAAAGTAAGGTGGCGAAGTAAACACCATATCTAACTTACCTTTATATTGTTGGAAGTCAGGATGGTCACCAACATGTTCAGAACCTAACTGAAAATAATGATAAGTATTTTTTGGTTCTTCCCAAAATGGATTTGTTTCCAAGCCATGCTCGTTAAAAAAGTCAGCAACATATTCATATCTTGACTTATCTATTTCATCTATCCAATTGTCTGTGTTCGGATCTGTTCCGATATAATGTATCCTCTTCTTGGAAGCCATAGCACCAAGTATCCGACCACCCCAACCACTCGAAGGATCGTATATATTGAGTGGTTGGTCTTGATCAATGTGGTCGGTATATTTTTCATACAGAAGTCTTGCTGTAAGTGGTGGGAAGTTAACTGCTGGTTGTGAGTTTAGACTTAACCTAAATATCTGAAATGCTGATGGGAATAGTTTTTTATGAACATTATAGTATCTAATCATAAAAACATTTCTCTTGAGTTTTCCACCTTTCGTAGAAACATGGTCATCTAAGTCTTCAACTGACATTAACTTCTTTAATGTGGGACACCACAAGTTAGTAACCATCTCATCTGTAATCAACCCATCTTGATATGCTTGTTTGATTTCATCCGCAGTTAAAGTCACATATTGTTTAAGATACTTCTCTTGATGTGATTTAGAAATCCATAAACGAATATCTTTAAATTTTAATTTATTGTTGTGGTAATATTGTAACCACTCTAATGCAGACTCGTCATTCCAATAAGGTAGTCCACCCTTGTCATTTTCTTTTCTGTCCAAAGATACAGACTTACTGAAACTATACATGGAGTCTCTACGAACTCCTCTTCTCATAGCTCTGAAGAAAAGGTCTTTGTTAACATCTTCTTTTATTCTATCGTAAATAGAATTAAGACCTACATCACCAACATCACCAATACGAGTTTTAAGCATGGTTGGAAAAAACTGATTGACACCATTAGCAAACTTGTTGAAATTTTTGATTACATTTCTCTGACCATCATCAGCTTTTTCTATAAAACCATGTATATCATATTCTCTGAGTTTCTTGAATGATTTAATGATGTCTTCAATATTTTGACCAACCATCGGTGGTGTTCCATGCTCATCCCAATCCTCAATAATAAATTGACGAGTTTCCTCAATCCACTCGTCAAGTTCTTCATCAGTTTTTAGGAACAACTCGTGATAAGTGATGTTAATTTTTGAATCAATAATACCACTTCTCTCGTAGTAGTATTTACTCATCACCTACCTTTTGACGATACAGTTTGGCATCATGCTCATCACGAGCTAAAAACTTAGTTCCATCTTTCAAGGTGAAAGTCTTGTAGTCTTTCCATTGACTTTTACTTTTCTTTGCCATTATTCATTCTCCTCATCTTTTAATTCTTCTGAAATCCACTCTTCGTAAATCTCATCTATTTGTTCCTCGGTTAATCCTCGTTTGGCGTAAACTTCTTTTCGTGTCATCATAGTCATAGGCACATCAGATAGATTGTACTCTCTACCATATGTATCTACGAATATTGTTTGTTGTAACCAAGTTGGTTTATACTCTCGGTAGGTCATTATTTTTTCATCCTTTTATGTTCATACTTTACGCACTCAACAAAAAACCAAGAACCAAATCCAATTATAGCAATTGGTATAAAGTTGAAGTAGATTGCTACTAATATGTCATTCATAGTTTATCCTTATTATTTCTACTAAATTACAAAGATTTTGGTAATTTGTCAAGCACTTTTTTCTTAAATTCTATAATACCTTTTCCAACATTCTCTTCCCAATCATCACCAGCATCTCCATTAGCCTCATCTGTAATATATTTGAATGATATGAATGGAACATCATATAACTTACACACTTTTGCTAAAGCATATGCTTCCATGTCTACTACATCAATCAAGTTTTTCCAATTAAACTGGTCAACTGTAACAAATGAATCACCACTACCACAAAGAACATTTTTACTGATAGGATTAAAATCAGAATCACTCTCTATTATTAATGGGATGTCTTTTTCAAATGGTGTTTGACCTAACTTAAAACCAAGACCGGATACATCCATATCTCTTTGAACAAATTGTGTGCAGTCAACTAAGTCTCCTTTATGATATTTCCAAATCTGTGAACCAGCAGTCCCATAGTTTATCACTAAATCATAAGGAATGTGACTACCTAACTTACCAAACTTCTGTGTTAGTTTATATGTAGCATTTACTTTACCAACTCCAGTATATAATACTTCGTAATCTTCTAATTGACCTTGAGTTTCAACCTCAAGTGCACAAACTATTAATGTTTTTTTCTTTATATTTCCATAACCCATTAGATTTGTATTACCTTTCGTATGTTTAGGTTCGTATGGACACATCAAACAACCATGTCCACAACAATAACCTCGTTGTATTAAAAACTCTTGGGATAACATTAATCATGACTCAAGTCAATTTCATGTTCGTCTTCATATGTCTTCAAGATTCTCTTCACCAACGGATGTCTGACACAATCTTCTCTGTTAAATGCCATGTGATTGACACCCTTGACACCTTTTAATCTAAACCAAGCATCATAGAAACCACTCTTCTCGTATGCTGTAACTCCGTTAGCCTTGAACTTATCACATTGTGACATGTCACCTTGTATAATCATCTTACAATTTTCAGATATCCTTGTCATCAAAGTCTTAATTTGCATTGGTGACACATTCTGAGCCTCATCAAGTATCACATAACAATTCTCTAGATTAACTCCCCTCAGAAAGTTTAGGACACCAATCTCTAACTTACCATCCGATATCATCTTTGTTGCTCTAGCTTTACCAATAATCTTATCTAAAATAGTAAATGTGGACTCGTTGTATTGTTGTATCTTGGACGACAACTCACCTGGTAAATACCCCAACTTATCTTCATTACCAACATCTACGGTTGGATTTATAATGATAAGTTTATGATAAGGTGTTCCTCTTCTTAAGACATCTTGAAGAGCTCTATAGATGGATACATAAGTTTTACCAGTGCCAGCAATCCCATGACACAATATAAGTTGTGTGTCTTCCTCTCCTATGATGTTATAAAATATGTTTTGGTTACTTGTTTTTGGTTTGAAATTATTTATAATTTTTGGTATAGCACCAATCGTCTTTCTAGCCATATTGTATTACCGACCTCACATCTAAGTTAAAGTTATCTACTCTTTGAACATACTTTAAATCAACCAACACTAAATTACCAACCACTTTATAACCAGCTTTTTCTGCTAAGTCATTGGTTGCTTGTAATGTCCCACCTGTTGCTAATACATCATCTACGATAACCACTTCACCCTCGCCTTCTTGCATCTCTAAAGTTGCACCACCGTATTCGAGTTCATAACTTACTGAGATTTTTTCACCAGGTGTTTTACCCTCTTTTCTAGCACAAATAATACCACCACCAAACTGAGTGGCAAGTGCTGAAGAAAATAAGTAACCACGAGAGTCTATCCCAACCCAATAATCAGGATTTCTAACTCTTCTACCCATGTCAACTATTGCCTCTAAAAACATTTGTTGGTCTGCCAGTAGTGGAGATATATCTTTAAAGTTTACTCCCTTGATTGGAAAATCTGGCACTTCTTTTATAAATCTTTTATACCCATCCATGAGCTTCACTCCATAGTTCTGTTGTTTTTGGAAATGTTTCTTTTGTCTGTTCTAATAACACTTTAGCATACTCTTGTATTTCCCACTGAGATGTTTTCTCGTTTCTCAACTCTATAAAATTCATAATAGCTTGAAATGATCCTGTCCAATATACTTCGGTGTATTGATTTAAAGGTATTAGAGCTCTTGCTTGTTCTTTAGCAACACCTAGTTTTAACAACCCATCATAAGCTTCTTTTACGCTTCTCATTGTACTGTCCCAAACAAAATCAGCTAATTCTTGCTGTTGTATCTCACCTTCACTAGCCTGTTTGTTATCTTCAGATTGTTTTCTCCAAACCGATGGTACATAGAAATCTTCTACTGGAACATACCTACCACTTATCTCATTCCAAGCATGGTCTTTGGCAGAACTATTGGATGTTGTTTCTATTCCAACTACATGTTTGTACCATTGTCGCATTACGAACTCTGGCGCCTTGATATGAAACTGAACTTG